AAGGGAAAAAACGGGGCAAAATGCCCTATTGTTCACCTTGTAAAGGTGGTTCTTCCTCTTCAGATTCCTCTGACTCAGCAAAATCTTTATCATTGTAAGGCTTGTATCCACCTAGTCTACGAACTAATTTACCGATAGCCCTCTTGTGTCTCATACGAGATGCGTCTTCAGACCCAAGACTTAAGACATTAGCAATCTCTTTGAAGTCTAAAGATTCTGCGTGGCGCATAAACAATATGCGTCTGTCTTCTTTACTTAACTTCCAGAATGCGTAGTCAATCTCAAGCATAAGCACTACTAAGTTTCCGCCTTCTGACGGTGCACTAGGACGACCAGGACCACCAAGATTTAATTTATGTGATACACCAAACTCTTGTCTTAAGACAGCAGGTAATATAGTTTCTACAATTTCAGATGTGTAATAAAACAAATCACTAACATCATAGCCAACAGACTTAGCCTTCCAGCGTTGGCAGTAATCAATAGCCTGATTTCTTAACGACTTATAGATTAAGTTCTTTGCATCACGCTCACCCTTTGCTTCCCACTCTTTTAATTTGTTTGGGTGTTCAGCAAACCACAACCATAATGCCTGTCTTAAGTCAGCAACCTCTACCATATTAAACTTCCTGTTGTATTCTAAGGCTACTGTGTCTACAATATAATCCCACTTCTTTACTTCGTCCCAATTCATTTAAGTTTATTTCCCTTTTCGACAGGGAGGAAGCCAACTACTTTCATTGTGTAACTTGTGTTAGTGAACTCAGTAGTAACAGGTAATCGTTTCTCTGCCCACTCAAGTTCAGGCATATCATTTAAATCAAAAGACCATACACCCTCTGGTGTGGAGTTTATGTAGTAAGGGTTATAACTTAAGACGGAAGATTTTTCCAATAAAAAATCATACTTCTTCTTCTCAATAAGCAGGGTTGGGTAGTGGGTATGCCTTGACTTTAACTCTATAAACATTTTATTCTCTGCAGTTATACAATCAAACCCATCATATTCATTTGGAGAATGTTCAAGGTCTGGAAAGTATTCTACTTTTAACCAATCAAATAGTTCTTGCTCTCTCACTTATCCCACTTGTCTCTTAAGACTAGAAGCCCTATGACTCCATAGTTTGCTAAGTCTTTAAATGAATCCTCTAATGGTTCATTTATCGCATCTCGTTTCTTATCAAATAAATTATTAATGCGGGCTAGTTTGTCCCACATACGCACACGTAATCCGTTGAGTGGACCACCAGGAGACTCAGCAATATTCTTAGGACCATAGTCATAATGTTTCTGAATTAACAAGTCACCCAACTCTTGCATCACCGCTCTTACATCTTGCTCAAACTTAGTGGTACTTACTTTAGTTATTATATCTTTGTAATCATTACTGGACTCATACTGTATTGAGTTATCAATCATCATCTTCTTCTCCTTCTTCAATATCATCTGGGTCTGCTTGTTCTAATAGTGTCTTAAGACTATCATCAAACTTTAACATTTCTGAACTAACCACCATCTCTTTAATCATTGCTTCTACTTCTTCTACCTGATTTTCTGCTGCAAATAAGGTCACATAGGTAGATTCACTTATCTTTCTAATCTGTTCAGGATGTTCAGCGTGGTCATAAATAAACCTGAGTAATGAACCGACCTGTAACTTAACCCCATTAGGTAGGATTAGATAAGGGTCAAAGACATCATCACACTCTTCCTCCATAAAGTGTTCAACAAACTCAAAGCCATTATCAAAACTTCTATTGCAGTTCTCACAATGGTAATCGTCTAGCATTATGAATTTACTTTCCTTAATATAAAGTCAGCACCCTCTGCTACATAGACAGAGTTAACATCTCCGCCGTCAGGCATCTGTACTATAGTTACGGGTAGTTCACGAGCAAGACTACGGGCGAACTCTGTGCCAGGTTGGTCACCATCTGCAAAGACAAAGACTCTTTGAAAATCTGCAAGCAATCTTGTGTAATGTTTCTTCCAACTGTTAGCACCAGGTACACCAACACAAGGAATACCGACACAAGCAGACATAGTAAGAGTATCTAGTTCACCCTCACACACTCCGATAATATCGTTAGCCTTATCAACATCAAGCACGTTGTACATTCTAGTTTCTGCACCAGTTAACCCCATATACTTAGGCTCAACAGCAGGATTAAGAGACCTAAATCGCAAGTCAACAACACCAGTCTTGGTGATATACGGGATAGATAACCTTCCAATGAATGCTTCGTGCCCAACTTCAGGCTCCACGACTACGCCTAATCGCGCCAGCCGTGCTACTTCTAGGGGAATTCCTCTTTGCTTGAGGTAATCTTCCGCCTGATAAATGTTTTGACTGTATTTCTCTGTTGCTTTGCCCAACAATTCCTTCTGCGATACGCTTTGCTTCACGGATATTTACTCCTTCGTATTTTGAAATGACTTGTAAACTATTTCCCTGTATTCCACAGGCGAAACATATAAAAATATTTTTATCAAGGTTTGCACTTCCAGACTGATGCGTGTCTGAGTGGAATGGACAACGGATGTTGACTTGACCGTGACTGTTTCTGAACTTTGCTCCGTAGTGTGCAAGGATTTCTTTGATACTTGGTAAGTCGCTATCATTTTTTATCACCATACCCCGCCTCTCTAAGTAGATTAACCGCATCTTCAAGTCTTAAGACTACAACCCAATCTTTCACCTTCTGTTCCCCCTGTCCGTTTAGTCTTAAACAAACTAAACCTAGTATATTTTTCTTTGCTCTTTCTTTTAATTGTGCAACAGCACTAGATGGATTAAATCCAGTTCTTGCTTTTACTTCCCAATCAATACCAATACATCCAGTTATATCTGAACCACTTCGTCCTGCACCAGTACTTTCAGCATATGGAAATCCATTCTCTGCTAAATACATAGCCAATACTTTCTGACTACGATAGCCCCTATGCTTACGTGATTGAGATGCCACAGTATTATTCCTTAAACTCAGTAACTGGCACACGCCAACCGCTTATGTACGAATCATACCATTCATCCGTCATATACTTGGTAGGCTCGACGTATCCATATACCTCCACTTTAGAGTAGTAATCTGTTTCTAATACCTTGGCTCCAAATATATAGTTATCTTTATCTTTATCCCAGAATGGGATGGAGTTTTGGGTTCTAACTGACCTGACCTCGTAGTTGTTACCCACATCTGGCAAGGATTTTCTTTGGGGGTGAAGAGCATTTGGGTACCAAGGAACATTCCAAGACTGGTTGTACTGTTTAGCCACAGCCCACTCACAGATATTTGCTCTCACATTTGCCAGCAGTTCGTGCTCTAGTTTTCCATCTGCCTTACCTTGTGCATAGTTAGGTTTATCAGTTGACCCAAACTTAGCAAGCCAACGCTCAGTAGCCAGCATAGTACACACACGTACTTCTTCCTGACTTAAGTCAACAATCATTATGCGCTCTCTGGAATGTCGTCCATATACATATACTCAGGATTAAATGCAAGCCACACATTTATATTGGCATTAGCATCAGCCCTACCATATCTATTTTTTACAGGTGCTACAGCCATTGATGTTCCCACTACACCAAGTGTTGCAATCAAGGCTGGTAGTTGTGCTACCTTTCCTTGTAATGCAGAACGTGGTTGGCAAGGACGACCTTCTACTGCTTCGCTAGTGTGGTGAAGAACAATAACTCCAGCGTTTGTATGACGTGCTAAAAACTTTAACTCTTTCATAATGGCTCGCATTGAAGCAAACTCTTCACCGCCATCAGTTGCAATATCCATTAAGTTATCCACAAAGATAGCAACAGGAGGACAACCCCATAGTTCTTCAAAGGCTTGTACCTCTTCATCAATATCTTGTAATGATGGACTTGATTCAAAAGACCACACAATATGGCTACCCTTTGCAAGAGTGGCTTTGGTCCAGCCCAAATCATTCTGAAGTAGTTGTTCTACATCACTCTGGTTTTTGCCACTAATCATTGATGCAAGGCGCATAGCCATAGTATGTGCATTAGTATCTGCTGAGATGTAAAGTGTTGGAACTTTCATCTTAAGTGCCAAGGCTAAGGCAAGCGTAGACTTACCAACACCAGGCGTTCCAGCAAGCATAGATACTTCTGCTCGACGAAATATTATTTTGTTAGAATCAAAAGCCTTGAACACAGAGGGCAACGGTTCGCCACCTATATCCGCTCTTCCTACAGAACGGACAAGTGTCTTCAATTATTTAATCCGAACTTGATAAAACATTCTAAAATAAACTTGTACATTTCTAAATCTAATAAGTACATTTCTAATTGCCAAAGTATTTCAATCATTATATTCCTGTCTTAAGTTAGAAGAGAGGCAGTTACTTCCCCTATAACTACCCCTCTTCTAATTCTATTTAGTTAACTGGTTTGCATTGAGTCGCACCCTGTGGTTCAGGGCAAGACCAGAATGCGTACGGTTGTCCGTTCTTCTTTGATACACCACTACGAAATATTCTTGCACCGTGTATGCAAGTTGGGCTATTTGTACCTGATGGAGCCGAGGCTTGGGTTGGTGCGGAGGTAGTGGATTGCGGAGTGCTTGGAGTTGAAGCGGATGTCCCCAAAGGGGCTAAGTTATAAGCACCACGTACCATCTTTGCAGTCGCTGCGACTTGTGCTGAGTAGTCACTTATACCTTCAAGTAGTACGCTGAGTTCATCAGCAGTATTTGCACGAATGTTAATCATATCTGAATCACGACTATCACTTGTGCGGATAGAAACTTGCAGTTTCCAGTCTTCGTTATTCACTTGCTTTCTCCTTTGGGGTATCAAAGCCAAACATATGTCGGGCTTCTTCTTCTGTTATTACTTTTAAGTCAAGCGCAACAAGAATGTCTTGACCTGATATGTTGATGTTTATAGTCATCATTTCTCTTTCTTAAATGTGCAATGTTCTGTAAGTCCACAGAAACTGCAACTGGATAGGTTAGGTAAGAATACACCAGCCTTACGAGCCTTATCAAAACCCGACACCATATATTCAAGCATTGAAAGTGTATACCTACTTAAGTCAATCATCTCTCCTGTCCCAGCCTCACGGCTCATCCAGTAGTTTCCTAAATTGACTTCTATTCCGAACTGCATCTCAAGTCCAACCTTGTAGAAACCAAGTTGTAAATCAGATACAGGTCTTCTTGCACTTGTCTTCAAGTCCACAATCACAAGTTGACCGTTGACTTCAAAGACTCTATCAATCACCATCTTCACAGGAACATCTGCGATAACAGGATTGAGTTCTATTTCGACTGCCTTAGCACCTTCAGGTGTGCGCCATATCTTCCAGTCAGGGTTATTCTTTCTCCACATAATATAATTATCTACCCAGATTGAACCTTGGTTCATCCACCAGACAGCATCTTCTCTGTCAGGGTTAGCCTTGGTTGAACGTCCAGCAATTCTTGCTTTAGAAAAATCTAAGTCCTTAGTTTCTTTTAACCAAGCAATATCCCAATAAGCATTACTCATTTTCTAAGTCCCACAATTCTGCAGCGTAGTGAAATGCTCTACCACCAGCAGACCAAATGCTTGGCTCTTCAGGTAGTTGCATTAAACGACCTAGGTAGTATTGATAACCACAGGTCAAGTAAGTTGTGAATGCTGAATAACTTATATGTCCAGGTAATTTGTAATCACCTAATTGAATCATTAATTTTCCCCTGTCTAATTGTATTACCTAAACCCCCAGGAGGACAGGAGAGTACTCGACTAGAGGCTTAGGTAAACCTATTTATATATTATAATATATATTATATAAGGGGCTTCGCCCCTATATATATGCTATAATATATCTCAATTATACACTAAAGACAGGGGAATGCAAGTTGGACAAACATCAGCGAGTCTCACAAGAATCAATTACCTTTCCGAACTGGTTTGCTTCAACACCAGCAATTAAAAACTTTGAAGAATTACTACGCAGTTTTGCTGGCAAGCCTGACCTAAAGTTCCTACAACTTGGTGCCTTTACTGGTGATGCAAGTATCTGGTTACTAGATAATATTCTTACTGACCCTACCTCACACCTGACTGATGTTGATACTTGGCTAGGTTCAGACGAAACAGAACACGACAAGATGAACTTTACTGATGTTGAATCTGCCTACGATTTTAGAACTAAAAAATATAATAACCTAACCAAGTACAAGGGAACTACTATTAGTTTCCTACGTCAAGCACCGCTTGATTACTATGATTTTATTTATATTGATGCTGACCATACTGCTGTTGGAACCTTACTTGACGCTGAACTTTCTTGGTTATGTCTTAAGACTCAAGGAGTCCTAGCCTTTGATGATTATGAATGGAGTGATGGTAGGGGTGATGCTTTCCGTCCAATGCCAGGGATTAATTCCTTCATAGATAGGCACGATAAAGAGTTAGTTTTGCTCCAGCGTAACTGGCAATTATGGGTTTTAAAAACAAAAGAGACCCCCTAACCCAGTATCTCTACTAGGTCAAGGGGTAAAAGTCTCTCTATTGTGCCTTTAAAGGCTAATTAGGGGTATTTATTTGGCGCCTATGCCGTACTCTTTTTCGGTCTTATCAGCCCATTTAGCCAAAGGTGCTGCTATAGCACCAATTAGGATTGCTTGCTCAGGGGCAAGGTCAGCAGCAAGTGCTAATCCCATTGTTATTGCTGATGCTAGTACTGCACGAAGGTAAGACTTGAATGCAGCCTTTGTCTTCTTGCTCTTTAGT